CGTATCAGAGAGGAGTTTGACAATGTATTGTCACTCCTCGATTTTGATAGAAAGGCATACGACATCTTCCGTAGATGGTATATCGATGGTCGCCTCTTCTACCATAAGATGATTAACCCTGATAATCCTAAGGAAGGGATTACAGAGTTGAGGTATATTGATCCTCGCAAAATCAAGAAAGTTATCGAGTATGATAAACCCAAGGATCGCATTTCACCTGCAGATCCACAGGTTAACGTGCTGATTCCTAAGGCAGTTGAGTATTATATCTACGCTCCTAAGGGTCTACGCGGTTACGAAAACAATGGAATCAAGATTGCCCCTGATGCAGTTGCTTTTGCACACTCAGGTCAACTTGATATGCAACGCAACTGTGTGTTGTCACACCTCCATAAAGCAATTAAAGCACTCAATCAACTGAGAATGATTGAGGATTCCTTGGTTATCTATAGATTGTCTCGCGCTCCTGAGCGTAGGATTTTCTATATTGACGTTGGTAATCTACCCAAACAAAAGGCTGAGCAATACCTCCGTGAGGTGATGTCTCGCTATAGAAACAAACTTGTATACAATGCAGACACAGGTGAAATCCGAGACGACAAGAAATTCATGTCGATGCTCGAAGACTTCTGGCTCCCAAGACGTGAAGGTGGACGAGGTACTGAAATCACTACGCTCCCAGGTGGACAAAATCTTGGAGAGCTTGAGGACGTAAAGTATTTCCAGAAGAAACTCTACAGGTCACTGAATGTACCTGAGTCCCGTCTGGAATCTGATTCTTCTTTCAACGTTGGTAGGTCTGCAGAGATCACTCGCGATGAAGTTAAGTTTCAAAAATTCGTCGTTAGACTCCGCAAGAAGTTTGGCGATCTGTTTAATGATCTGCTCAAGACTCAACTTATTCTGAAAGGTGTCTTCACACCTGAAGAGTGGGAAGATGTAAAAGAGCATATCCAATATGATTTTGTTGCTGACAACTACTTCGCTGAGTTGAAAGAGCAAGAAATCATGAATGCTCGCATGGCACTTCTTGAGCAGATGGACCCATACGTGGGTAAATACTTCTCACTGGAATACATGCGTCGTCAGATTCTTAAGCAACCTGATGCCCTATTCAAGGACATCGATAAGGATATGGCGAAAGAGATCAAAGACGGTAAGGTCATTGATCCTATGCAAATGCAGCAAATGGAAGTCGAGCAAATGGCAATGTCATTGCAACCTCCCGAACCTGAGCCAGTTGACCCTCAGCAACAAGCTATGGATCAATACGCGCAGCAGGGAATCGATCCTGCGGATCGTAAAAAAGGAGATTTCTAAATAGTATTACTGAATTCTAAATAATTATGCCAACACAATCCGCGCTTGAAATCGTCAACGCATTGTTTGCAGGTCAAAAAGATCTGTCAGACTATGTGGATTCTGCTATGAAAGTAGTAGCGGTTGATCAAATTGACGCCAAGAAGCAAGAAGTCGGATCCTCAATGTTTAAGGAACCCGACGAAACACCTGAAGTCGAAGCATCTGCAGAGACCGAGGTAACTGATACCCCACCAGAGGAAACGACAGATGAGACTGATCAGAGAGGAGATTGAATCCGCTAAGGTAACGATCACTGAAGGTAAGGATGGCAAGAAACGCCACTTTATCGAAGGTGTTTTCTTGCAGGGTGAGATCAAAAATAGAAATGGTCGCATGTATCGCGCCGAAACTTTGCAACGTGAAGTTGCTAAATACAACGAGCAATACATCACTAAAGGTCGCGCACTAGGTGAGTTGGGTCATCCTGATGGTCCTACTATTAATCTTGACCGCGTGTCTCATCTAATTACTTCTCTGCAAAGAGAGGGTAACAACTTCGTAGGTAAGGCAAGACTTCTCGATACCCCTATGGGTAACATCGCTAGAAATCTTCTCGACGAAGGTGTAAAACTAGGTGTATCTTCGAGAGGTCTCGGATCTATCAAAGAGGAAGGTGGTATTAAAGTTGTCGCTGATGACTTTATGCTTGCCACTGCTGCGGATATCGTAGCAGATCCTTCTGCCCCTGACGCTTTTGTCAATGGCATTATGGAAGGAAGAGAGTGGGTCTATGCTGGAGGCGCAATCCAAGAGCAAAGAATCGAAAAGATTAAACAGAGAATTGATAACGCCCACCGTTCTCAGTTGGATGAGATGAAACTTTCCGCGTTTCACTCCTTCATCAAAAATCTTTAATCTATAAATAACTATAGCAAATATCGCACGTTTGTAAACCAGGAGACAAAATGTCACAAGAGATTGAAACAACTCTGGATGAATCGAGTGTAACCGCTGGCGCAAAACCTGCCGAACCACAGCCCAAACTGGGCGCTGACGGTAGTAGTCTCGCTGGAGTACAAGATCTCGGTGGTCCAACACCACAGAATAGCAAACCCACGGATGACAGCAATAAGTATAAAACTATTGCTGGTGGAAATGCTGCTTCGCCAACAACAAAACCCTCTGACGCCTCTGGCGCAAAAGCAGAATTTGCTGCTAAGGGTGATGTGAAGGCAGGTCACGAGCCCGAGGGCGATGTGATTGCTGAAGAGCCTCAGGAGACTGTAATTGAAGTAGATCTTTCTGCTGATGTTGCTGCTCTTACCGAAGGTGAAGAGCTGACTGAAGAATTCAAAGAGAAAGCAAAAACGATCTTTGAAGCAGCAGTCGTATCACGCATCAACGAAGAGTTGGAGCGTATGCACGAGGACTACGCTAAAGTCCTTGAAGAAGAAATTGAGTCTGTTAAGTCCGACCTCGCAGAAAAAGTCGATGAGTATTTGACTTATGCGGTTGGTCAATGGATGACAAAGAATGAGCTCGCCATTGAGCAGGGTATCAAAACCGAAATGGCTGAGTCCATGCTTGCAGGTCTCAAGCAAGTTTTCGCGGAGAACTATATTGATCTCCCCGAAGAGAAAGTTGATGTCGTCGAAGAGATTCAGGCACAACTTGATACCATGGAAACAAAACTCAACGAGTCTATTGAAGAAAATGTCGAGCTTAATAAGAGCGTCGGCACCTATATCAAGAATGGGATTGTGACAGAGATCGCTGAGGGATTATCACTCGCTCAACGCGAGAAGATTGTATCCCTGGCGGAAGCTGTTGAGTTTGAAAATGAAGAGTCTTTCCGTGCGAAGGTCTCTACCCTCCGTGAGTCGTATTTCTCTACCAAACCTGAAGCGACAACTGTCACTGAGGATGTTGAAGTTGAGAACGGTCCTGTTGGAGACGCTATGGCAGCATATGCCCAAGCGATTTCTCGCTGGAACAAATAATTTACCCTTTCATTTAACCTAAGAGTCTAAAATGTTTAACGCAGAATCACTCCAGGAAAAGTGGAACCCCATTCTTGAGCACAATGAGCTCGATCCTATTAAGGATACCTACAGAAAGGCGGTTACCTCTGTCCTCTTGGAGAACCAAGAAAAATTTCTCAAGGAAGAGCGCGGTCTGGTAACAGAAGCAGCTCCTACTAACTCACTGGGCGGCACTGGCTTCTCAGGTGGCAGCACTGCCACTGGTCCTGTTGCAGGTTTCGACCCTGTGCTGATCAGCCTCATCAGACGCTCCATGCCTAAGCTTATTGCTTATGACATCTGCGGCGTGCAACCAATGACTGGTCCTACTGGACTGATCTTTGCAATGCGCTCCACCACGGGCACCAACAGAGACATCAACAACAGCGGCGTTGAGACTTTCTTCAACGAAGTTAACTCCGAGCATTCTTCCGAGAATAGTGCAAACGGTCTTGCATCTAACACTCAGACTGGATCTAATCCTGGTCTGCTTGCTGATGGTGCTGGTCAGTACACGATCGGCGGTCAGGGCATGACCACTGCCCAGTCTGAAGCACTGGGTGATGGCGCTTCTAACCACTTCAACGAAATGGGCTTCTCGATCGAGAAGGTCACCGTTACTGCGAAGTCACGCGCTCTGAAAGCAGAATACAGTCTTGAGCTTGCTCAGGACCTTAAGGCAGTCCATGGTCTGGATGCCGAAAGCGAGCTTGCAAACATCCTCAGCACTGAAGTGCTGGCAGAGATCAACCGTGAGGTTGTCCGTACTGTTTACAAGATTGCTCGTCCTGGTGCTCAGAACAACACTGCAACTGCAGGTGTGTTTGACCTCGACGTTGACTCCAACGGTCGCTGGTCAGTTGAGAAATTCAAAGGTCTTCTCTTCCAAATTGAGAGAGACATGAATGCAATTGGTCACGAGACTCGTCGTGGGAAGGGCAACATCCTCATCTGCTCTGCTGATGTGGCTTCCGCTCTGTCCATGGCTGGTGTGCTTGACTACACCCCTGCTCTGTCTGGTAACAGCAACCTGCTGCCTGACGACAACAGCAGCACCCTTGCTGGTACGCTTAACGGTCGTATTAAGGTCTACGTCGATCCTTACTCTGCCAACGTTTCCGACGCTCACTTCTATGTGGCTGGTTACAAAGGTAGCAGTGCTTATGACGCAGGTCTCTTCTACTGCCCTTATGTGCCCCTCCAGATGGTCCGCGCTGTGGGTCCTGATACCTTCCAACCAAAAATTGGATTTAAGACTCGTTACGGAATGGTCGCTAACCCATTCGCTGAAGGTCTTACCCAAGGTCAAGGTGCTCTCACCGCTAACGCTAACCGTTACTACAGACGTGTTAAGGTCACCAACCTCATGTGATCCTGGATGTTGTGGCGCTGGTTGCCCAACATGTCCTTTCAGACCTCCCGCAAGGGGGGTCTTTTTTTGTCTGTGTATACTTACGTTAAGATGTTAGAAAAGTATATTACGATACCAAAACAAACCTAAGTAGTAGTAGCAGATTTGAGGTATGCAAATGCACAGTCTAACATCAAGAAATCAACTCAACGAGTGGAGACACTTTCAGGAAACTGTAGAGGAGGAAAGCTTGAATGATTATTATGAATGCTTAATTGAGTGCGATATACAAAACCAAACATCATGCAAAAGGATCTGTAGGGAGTTGCTTGTGTGAGAGTCCCCTCACAGTAAACCTTGTCAGAGCACCCCTAGTGGGTGCTTTTTTGTTAAATACATGTATAATGTGAAAGTAAAATGCCAAGGGCTAGAATGCGAAAGGTTGACCTCCTTGCTAAAGTATACAAGTTGAAGACCGCACTATATAATGAGCACGAGGAAGAGCATGACGAGTGGCACGATGGTGCTCATCATGCACTAAACCAAGTACTTGACCACTTACAAGAGTATTCAGAATGAAAGACCTAGACTTCATCGACGACTTCCTTGATGAGCCAGAGCGGGAAGAAAAGTCTAAAACTATCACCGAAGGTGATGCCAAAGACTGGGAAGATTTTTGGGAAAGATCTGAAGATGCCTGAGACTTACACTATCTCTAGGATAGATGTAATACAAGGCACTACCAACGTTGACTTAACGGGTCTATCTGATCTGTTGCTAGAGTATGAAAACGATCGTTTAGATCCAGAGCCTCACAATACTCATTATGAGGATTCCCATTGTCCAGACCATCCCATCGTAGATAGTATTGTCAATGAAATGATATCTTCCTTTAAGGAAGCGACTGATCTTGACCTAGAGTTGCAAGATAAGTGGGCACATATTCATCAAAAGAATATGAGCACCAACATTCATGACCACTATCCAGCTGATGTCAGCTCAGCGTTTTATGTTTCTGTCCCAGAGGGGTCAGGTAACATTTGCTTTCATCCCTCACATAACAAATACAATCCTAGGAGAGAAGTTTTTGAATCCAAAGAGGGAATGTACTTAATGTTTCCTGGTGGATTGGAGCATTCTGTAACAAGGAATCTTTCAGAAAACCCTAGGATTTCTCTAGCATTTAATTTCACAATAAAGAATGCCTAACTACATTACAGAAGAAAAATGCAAGGAGATGATCGATGATGCCATACGAAAACACAATCGTAATGCTTCAATTATTTCAGTGTGTGTTGGCTGGATTGTTCTTGCACTTTTTGCTGAGGGTTTACTTCGACTTATCGGAGTAATAGAGCCTGTATTCCCCTGGTTAGATATACATACTTTGCTATAAATACTAGGACAAGATATCCTATTAGACATGGCAACTTGGAATAAGCAAATTGAAAACAGGAATTTCCTGTCGCCTATTGGATTTAGGTTTACCCTTGCCAAGTATCCTAAGGTTGCATATTTTGCACAGTCTGCAAACATCCCGTCGATGACGTTGGGTA